ACAAAGGCCTTTGCCATTTGGTTCTGCCGAGAGCAGGATTGGCTGGGGGTATTCTCGATACCTACGTGGACAATCCTGAGGAAGTCGCTCAGGGCTACTCGACTACTACGGCCAAGAAGGATGCGATCAGTCGAGCGGAAAACATCGGCGGAATTGTAGTTAGCCTCCCCGTTACCTATCGCTACGATATGGAAGATGGTGAATGATGGCAAAAGATCTAAAATATGGAAAGGCTTCCTTACAGTATGGCTCTATAGGGGAAGATGAGCCCATATTTATTTTCCGTGCACAGGATCGTTTGTTACTCAATATCCTGAACTACTACTATTCACTTTGTGCAGAAGAGGGATCCCCCCCTCATCACTTGGAGGCGATTCGGGAAAGTATCAGAATCACTACGGAATGGCAGCACAGCAATGCTACCCGTATCCCAAATAGTGATGAATACCACAAGAGAGTAACAGGAGGTGAATAATGCCTCTACCTATGAATGGAACTAAATGGCCACCCCCACCTTACGACCATGTCCAGGATAAATATTCGGAGTGGAGCGCTTGGTATGGAGGACTTACCGACGACCTGGCGCAGCTTTATGGAGGAATCGCCGGCGGTGGGGTCGCAACGAAGTATCAATTCTTTGGCGGGGTTGTGGGTCGGCTCGCTCGCTTCTTCTGGGGCACTCCGCCCAGTAGAGGCAGCACTACGTCCTCCAAGCTCCACATTCCAATGGCCGAGGAGATCGCAGCTCAAGGCTCTTATGCATTGTTCAAGGACCCGCCACTAATCACGACCGGTAGTAAACCTCATCAGGAAAGGATTGACCAGTACATTGATGAGGGGCTATTCACTCAGCTCCTCGAGGGCGCAGAAGTCGCCAGTGCTCTGAGCGGCGTCTACTTCCGAGTGGGTTATGACATGGACTTGTCGGAGTATCCCCTGCTCTCCGTCGTGCATCCTGATCGAGCAGTTCCTGATTTTTACTTTGGCCATATGACTGGGGTGATTATCTGGAATATCCTTTCAGATGTCGGTGGCGAGGTAATACGACACTTGGAATTACACGAGCCGGGGACGATTCAGCACGCTCTGTATTACGGGGATCATAAGGATATCGGCAATCAAGAGCCTCTCGATAAGAGGCCAGAGACGGAGTTTCTCCCAGAAGGTGAAATACCCGGCCCAGTACCTGGACTAGATGTGGTTTATGTTCCTAATCTCCGCACTCGGATTTGGCGGGATAAAGGTGCTGCCGCTAATTTGGGACGAAGTGATTATGGCTCGGTCATCAGCCTTATGGATGCACTTGACGAGGCTTACACTAGCTGGATGAGAGACGTTCGTTTAGGCAAAGCACGACTGATGGTGCCTCAGCAGTATCTTGAGACTGAGGGCCGCGGTAAAGGTGCAATGTTCGATCTGGACAAAGACGTATTCGTCGGCCTCGACGTCATGGGTGCAAAGGAGGTTATGCAGATAACACCCAGCCAATTCGCTATCCGTCACATCGAGCACAAAGCTACGTGCGACACACTGATGGAGCGCATCCTAGCGGGCTCAGGATACAGCCTGCAGACGTTTGGTATGACCGGCGACGTCGCGATGACTGCTACAGAGTCTGATGCCCGAGAGCGCCGTACGTTTGATACTAGGGCCGCTAAGGTGGAAGTGTGGAAGCGTAAGGTCAAGTGCCTTGTAGAGCTGATGCTGGGCGTAGACTCGGTGATGGGCAATGTACCGCCATTCGTTGCTACTTCTGATACTGAGATCCTAGTTGAATTTCCGCCGGCAGTGCAGGAGGACCAGCTCACTCTTGCCAATGTCTCGACATTCCTACGCACAGCAGAGGCGGCGAGCACCGATACTCTGGTGAGACTCAATCATCCTGACTGGGATGACGAGAGGGTGGATAAGGAAGTCGCCCTTATCATGGACGAGAAGCCAGCGCCGCCTGTGGTGATTGACCCGACAAAGGAAGATCCCACTGCTCCTGCTGGGGCGGCTGATCCGGTGCCCCCAGATCTTAGCGTCCCCACTGGTGCGGGGCTGTGAAGGCAATGGTTCGTCATCGAGTTTCCAACAATGCCAAACGTATGAGGCCGCAAGAGCTGGGAGCCCATTTACTTGGGCTAACAGTTAAGAAAGGGGGCCGTAAGAGTCGGCATTCCTACAAAGGATTAGCCGAGAGATATAGCAAGGAGGCAGAGGAGGCATTTCACCGAGCTGAGCAAGAGATTCTTCCGTAAGATCGACTACCCTCATGTGATAGCATGTGCAAATCCAGAAAGGTTCCAGCCAATGACGGCACCAGCTAACCCGCCCACCGACCCTCAGACAGGTCCTGGCGCTACTCCGCCAGCTCCTGCACCTACTACCCCACCTGCCCCTGCTCCTCCTGCAGACCCGCCCTCAGCGCCGGCACCGAGTGCTACTGACACTGCTCGTCTGGCTGCCCTCGAGGAGAGTCTCAAGAATACGGGCAAGGAGCGGGACGACTTCAAGGCTATTCTCGATCGGCTCGGTGCAGTGCTTAATCCAAGTAGTGCTGCGGATCCTAAAGATCTGACTGCCAAGCTGGAGGAGAAGGACGCTGCACTCGCTGAGACACGGCTGGAGCTAGCAGTCATGCGTCTTGCAGGTGGTGACGCTGGGGGTAGTCTACTCGACAGTAGGAGATTCATGAAGGCCGTCAAGGGACTAGATCCTGGTGGTGACGCTTTCGCTGAGAAGGTAAAGGCTGCACTAGCTGAAATGGCACCACCCGCTGATGATGACGGGAGCGGCAAGACTGACCCGCCGCCAAAGGGTAAGCCAGGTGCACCGCCGCGTAAGAGTGCGGGAGCCGACACTAATGGAGGGCGTACAGGGGCAAAGAAGCAACTGACACGGGCAGATCTCGGTGCAATGTCTTCCGCTGAGATCGTGAAAGCTCAGGAAGACGGACTCCTGGACAATCTCCTGAAGGGTGTTGGATAGTGGCAATCACGAACTTCATTCCTGAGATCTGGTCCGCCAGACTTCTGGAATCTCTCAAGAAAGACCTGGTCTTTGGCGGGCCAATGGTCATCAATCACGACTACGAGGGCGAGATCGCTAACGTCGGTGATACCGTCCATATTGTGTCTGTCGGGCGGCCTACAGTCAATGACTATGTGGCCAACTCTACGGTCATCGCGCCGGAGGAGCTGACTGACGCCGACCAGACACTGGTCATCAACCGGTCCAAGTATTTCGCCTTCAAGATCGACGATGTGGATGCTCGACAGGCCAAGCCGGGCATCATGAATCAGGCCATGGACGAGGCGGCTTATGCCCTTCGTGATTTGGCTGACCAGTGGATTGCGGGGATGTATACCGGTGTTGCGCCGGCCAACATTCTGACTCCAATGACGACCATCGTCTCTGCGCCGACCGATGCTTACCTGGCGCTGGTCAATCTGGATGTTCGTCTCGACCAGGCTAACGTTCCCAAGGAAGGCCGTTGGGTGATTGTGCCGCCAGCATTCTATGGGGCACTTCAGCAGGACGTTCGATTCACCAGTTACCTGAACAGCGACTCTACGGAGACACTGCGTAATGGTGTGGTCGGTCGGGCATCGGGATTTACCATCATGGAGAGCAACAATGCCCCAGACCTTGGTGGTGGCGTAAAGGTAGTGATCGCGGGTCATCAGAGGGCATGGTCATTCGCTCAGCAGATCGACAAGACTGTGGCCTATCGCCCAGAAGCCAGCTTCTCGGATGCGATCAAGGGACTGCACCTCTACGGTTCCAAGCTGGTCGTTCCTCAGGCACTCGCCACGATCAACGTCAGCCCGGCGTAACACTAAGCGGAAAGGATAATAGCTAATGGCAAGGACAGTAATTACACCCGCTGCTGGGGTGCTGAACAGCTCTATCACCAACCCGGCTGGCGTTGCGACTGACGTAGCCAATGGAATGGTGATTAACAAGGCACGGTTCCGCAAGCTGCACTTCATCGTGACCAACAGCGCGGGCTCTACGCCGACGATCACATTCCGAGCGGGAGCTTATCCCGTCGGGTCTCTTCAGCCTCAGGGTGATCTGGTGCTCTCGGTTCCTGTCGGTGCAACTGGGATCTACGTCGATCGGTTGGATTCTGCTCGATTCCAGCAGAACAACGGTGATCTGAACATTGACTTCTCGGCAGGCTTTGTTGGGAACATCATCGCCATCCAGAGTGCTCACAGTTAAGGAAGGAGGACACTATGGGAATGTATCTACAGGGCGAAGGTGGCGGAGTCTGGTATCACGATTTCGAGCACCATGACCACCTGCCTGAGTATGCTCGGGTTCAGTTGCGTTCAGGTGCTCTAAGGAAGGTTGCAGAGCCAAAGAATGCAGTCGACCTCAACCCGGCTATTCGGCCTCGTGACACCGATCCCAAGAGCAGGTGGGCGAGCTATCTCAGTCGCGGACTAGGCCAGCCTCTCAGTGAGAGTGATGTGGCGAGTATGTCTCGCAAGGAAATGATCGAGTGGGCGAATGAACTGGAAGCGGAGGCTAAGGCCTGATGGCAACTCTAACCCCACAGAGGCTTCTGCGTACAGGGCTCACGCCCAACTTCCAAGCGGCTAACGTCGCGGGTGACAGTTTCGTCAATGACGGCCGTACAATGTTTCGCTGGAAGAATGGAAGCGGTGGAGTTATCACTGCAACTATCCCCCTGGTGACTACGGTCGACGGCCAGACCTTGGCGAGCAAGACCGTCAGCATCCCGGCTACTACAGGAGACGTTACGACTGACGTATTCCCAGCCGACTACAATGACAATCTAGGTCAGGTGAACGTTACTTACTCCTCAGTTACGACCCTTACCGTGGCGGCCATTCAGATTAGCAAGATCCCAGGAACGTAGTCCATGTCCATTCGATACAGTCGGAAATCATTTGAGGAGTATATCGTGACCGAGCCTGGAAGCCATGAAGACGAGCGCCTCTCGACCAGCTCTGACTGGGTACGAGTGCCCGGGGAGCCTTTCGGAGATCCTCTCGACATTCGTGACCCTCGCAATGTGGATGAGACCAGCCCGATCGAGGGCGCTACTCACGAAAGTCTCGGTGTCGCTGATGCAGAACCCGATGCTGCCCGTACTACGGGGGCTGAGGACGACACTGACGAGACAGATGAAGAAGGTGTGCATGAAGAGCCCGACAGTTCTCGGGCAGTGCAGAGCGGCGATCAGGTGACGGTCAGCAAAGAGAAGCCTGGTGACGAGTACGACCTTCGTCACGGATAGGAGCGACAATGACCATACCTAGCTCTCCCCCTTCATTCCTTCCTGAGCCAGGCTACGCCACTAATGTTGATTACCTGGCGTCAGAGGGTTCACTGCCTGATACTGCCGCAGCGGTGGATGCAAAGCTCAGGAAGGCTAGTCGGTTTATCGACTCTGTTCTTATCGGGGCGTTGTACGAGACGGACACCAACAATCTCCCTACTGACACGGGTGCTCTTGCAGCACTCAAAGCGGCGGTGATTGCTCAGGCGGCGTTCTGGTATAGCGGCTATGGATCGGAGTTTGGTGAGCCGGCTTATGACGAGATGAAGATAGGTACGGTCCTGCTGAAGGGAGCTAAGTCGGGAAACATGCTTGCTCCCCAGGCAATGTATGAGCTGCGCACCGTCGGTCTTCTGCCAGTAAGTGCTAGGACATTCGGATGATGATTCCCGCCTACGCCTTCCGCAACACAGTCAGTGTAGAGCCTCTACTCGGCAATTATGCACACGGGCCAAGCTATGGACCGGCAGTGACGTATAAGTGCTACGTAGAGGACGGCTACACGATGGTGTTGTCGAAGGAGGGAAAGGAGGTAGTTAGCAGTAGCCGCGTCTACATGCCCCCGGGCGCAGTCATTCCCGTGGAGTCGCGAGTGACAGTCAACAACCGAGAGACCATTGTCCTTGATGTTAAGGTTCTTAACGGAGCGGGAATGCCTACGCCTGACCACATTGAGGTGATCCTTCGATGAGTGCCTTTGAGATGGTCAATGCCTGGCATGGAGCAGAAGTGCTCGCCACTGTAAAGGCAATGGCTGATGAGGGGGCTAAGCTCGCGGCTGAGCATCTCAAGACAAAGAGCCAGGAGGTGGTCCCTTATCTATCTGGGGCCCTTCACAATTCATGCGCGGTGAATAGAGTAGAGGAGGGCGAATATGCCGTCTCGTACGACACGCCCTATGCGGTTGCCGTGCACGAGAATCTCGCGAGGTTTCATCCACACGGCAAGATTGCCAAGTATCTGGAGAGGCCGATGCTCGAAGAGGCCCATGTGATGTTCCTGCTCTTGGGCGGAAAGGTGCATTTGAAATGACGGGCCTCCCAGAGTCTCTCGCTCAATATCTGGAGAATAGAGGCTTTGGATCGTATCGAGATAGTGACCAGGTCTTTGGGCCTAATGAAGTGGGCATTTCGATTGACAGTGTGCCGAGTACTCCTAACCAGGTAATCTGCGTCACTCAGTATGCAGGCGCTACGGTCGACTCTCAGCTTCCCTGGGACGAGCCTCGCGTTCAGTTGAGGGTGAGAGGCACGCCTGATCCCAGCGTCAGTCGGAATACAGCTCAGGCCCTGTACGACTTGCTACATGGCTGGGGACCGGGTGATATGGGAACCACTCACATCCAGCTGATTGTGGGCATAGGTAGTGGCCCTATGTATATGGGCCTAGACCAAACTAGCCGTCGTCACGAGCACGTGGTTAATTTCGATTTCACAGTGCATAACCCGAATAGGAGAACCTAGTGGCTACGAACCAGATCAATGCTAGGGATTGGGTGTTCCAAGTACTCGCCAATGACGGCGTGACGTGGCTCGACATTGCGGGGGTCAATAAATTCACTCTGAAGAGGTCTGCCAATGAGGCAAAGGTCGATACAACTGTATTCACCAGTGCGGGAACTGAGGAATCTCAGGCAATGCAACGTAGCGCTGACCTTGACTGTGAAGGGCGCTACATTCTCACGAGTGGTAACGTTCGCAATCCAGGTCAAGCTCAGATAGATGCAGTGGGTCTACTCGTCGGTGAGGCCAGTCTCGGGCAGGTTCGATTCCGTCATATCGTACAGACCTTGTGGACTGTGTGGACGGCATGGGTAACTCTGATGGACGTGACAGGCGCTAACAACGATAAGTCCGCCTGGGGCTTCACCGCCCACAAGTCAGGAGTCGCTACCACGCTGAGTGCTCCGTGATAACCGTCGCCATTCTTGCGATTGCCGCTATTCTCATCGGAATGGGAGTCATACTAGGCCCACCAGTCGACCGACGCATCATGGCTGGTGCAGGAGTTATTCTTGCATTAGTCGCCTTGATCTTCACTTTCGTGGCGCTGGGAGGTCAGAGTGGCCTCATCTAGTGACGACCCCAGTACCGTTGACTTCGATATGTTCTGGGCTGGCCATACAAAGAAGGCCGCTCCGATAACTATCAGGGTATGCGGTAGAATCGCCGAGCTGAATACCGGCCTCTCGCTCGCAGAGATGCAGGCCATTAATGGCGCAGACATCACTGATGCCAATCAGATCGAAGTAATCCTCGTCCGACTCTATGGGCAAGAAGCCTACGATCACTGGGTCGCTTCAGGCATGCTCTTTACTCAGGCCCCGATTCTCGTAATGTGGGGGATGTTCAAACTGCAAGGAATTGATATGCCTTTGCAGGAGGTGTCAAAGCATATGTCCTCAGTGGCGGGAAAAGTATTGATGTCCTCCGGGCCTACTGGGGGGCAATCGAAGCCGGATTCCAACAATACTACGGCATTAACGCAAACAGCCTTAGGACCATTAGTGCGAGACGGTTCTACGTCCTCTTAAGGCATATGCCGGCTGACTGCACCTTCTATGAGCTGTGCCGCAGTACCCCGCGAGAGGTGACGTCAATGGAAGAGATCGAGCAGATCACCGCAATGGCCCGAGCATGAGTACCAGCATAGGCGAGCTGGTTGGCTTCCTCAAGATGGACAGCACCAATTTTGAATCAGGTGCTAAGACCGCAGAGTCTCGCATGGGTACTCTCGGCGGGAGTATGACCACATTCGGCAAGATTAGTGCCGGTGTTGGAATAGGTGCTGCGGTAGCAGTAGTGTCCTTTGTCAAGGCAGCGGGTGATTATGAGTCGAGTACCCAGCGACTCGTATCCAGTGCTGGCGAGTCGGACAAGAATCTCAATACTGTTCGACAGGGAATGTTAGCTCTCGCTGGCCAAGTGGGTTACAGCGCTGAAGAGCTTTCGACGGCCATGTATAAGGTCGAGTCAGGTGGGCAGCATGGGGCTGAGGGACTCGTCGTACTCAAGGCAGCGGCACAAGGTGCTAAGGCTGAGAACGCGGATCTCGCGGTCGTTTCTGATGCACTCACCAGCGCGCTACAGGACTACCACCTAAAGGCGTCTGATTCAGCCGACGTGACGTCCAAGCTAGTCGCGGCTACTTCCCAGGGTAAGATGACGTTCGAGGACCTAGCGGGCTCTCTAAACGCCATCCTGCCTATCGCCTCTGCTAACCACATCTCTCTGAACGACATCCTCGGTGACATGGCGAGCATGACCGTTCACGGTATCAGTGCTCAGCAGGCCAGTCAGAACCTAGCTAACGCCGTTCGCAATATGTCGGCTCCTAACGCGGTGGCCTCGAAAGAACTAGCCGCACTGGGCCTAAACGCTACTGAGCTGTCGGCCAATCTTGGCAAGCGCGGGCTTAGCGGTACGATGGAGCTTATTTCCAGCACCATCATGAAGAGCATGGGCCCGGACAGTACGAAGGTAGTCGTAAACCTAAAGAATGCTCTTAATGGCCTTCCGCCAGCAGTAAAGAAGATAGGCGATGAATACTTAGCAGGAACACTGACTTCCGCTCAATTCCGTGCTGAGCTGAAGACCATGGATCCAATTGCCGCTAGTCAAGCTCGTTCCTTTGCGGCTCTCGTCAACCAGAGTCACGGGGTAGGTAAAGAAGCAAAGAGTAACGCCGAGATCTATCAGTCCTACACGGCTGCTCTAGGTAAAGCAACTGGCGGTGCTACTGGCCTCAATGTCGCGCTGATGCTGACGGGCGATAACCTCGATACTACCAAAAAGGCCATTGCTGCCGTCTCCGGTGCTACCGCTGATGCTGCGGGCAATGTGCATGGCTGGGACGAGATTCAAGGGACATTCAATCAGAAGCTCTCAGAGGCCAAAGCTGGTGCTGGTGCAATGGCCATTAGCATCGGTACTTACCTATTGCCCATAGCCAG